TCCAGCAAGAAAATTTGAGAATTATGAGGATGAAATACAATATCTAATCACACATACACAGAGAAATAACTTTATTAAGAATCTAGCTCTTGATCAAAAAGGTAATACTTTGATTTTATATACAAGAGTTGAGTCACATGGTCTTCCTTTATATGATCTCATAAATAAGAGTAAGGAAGAAAACAGAAAATGTTTCTTTGTTCACGGAGGAGTTGATACTGAGGATCGGGAAGAAGTTCGTACAATCACAGAAAAAGAAGACAATGCAATTATTATTGCCTCATACGGCACCTTCTCAACAGGAATTAACATTAAGAATCTTCACAACGTCATATTTGCATCGCCAAATAAATCAAAAATACGAAACTTACAAAGCATAGGTCGAGTTTTAAGAAAGGGTGACAACAAAATCAAAGCAACTCTATTTGATATTGCTGATGATATTACATATGGATCTTCTAAAAACTATACTTTAAATCATATGATGGAGAGAGTTAAGATTTATAACGAAGAAAACTTTAATTATGAAATGCTTACAATACCTTTAAAAAAATGTCAGATAAATTTTTAGCAGTTGTAAAATTAAAAACAGGTGAAGAAGTTATTGCAAAAGTCGATGTTTCACCCGAACTTGATGTAGTATCTCTAGACTGTCCAGCTATGATTGGTCATTCAAACTTTTCACGAAGACCTGGCATCAGTGTAATTAAAATAGAACCTTGGATAAAGACTGGTAGAGAAAGAACATATATAGTGGAGATGAGTAACATTATCACCACATGTGAGGTTCATGATAAAGACGTGATAAAAGCATACAATAAATTTGTAAATGCTTATTATGAAACTGAACCTTTTCCTAAAGAACCTAAACCAAAGATGACAAAAGAGATGGGTTATATAGCTAATGTTAAAGATGCTCGTAAAAGCCTAGAGAATATCTTTAAGAATAGCTAAGCTATCCCTCTGAACCTCCACAAAGGTTATTGTACATGTTTTAGAAGGTATTGTCAAGCGTTTGATTATAGTGTATAATAATGTTATGAATGAACACTATCAGAACATTTCATGGCAAGAAAAAGATCGGAACATTATGTAAATAATAAAGAGTTCCTCGCCGCTATTGTAGAGTATAAAGAAAAGGTTGCCTTAGCTGCAGAGAAAGGTGAAACAAAACCTGTTATCCCAAGATATATTGGTGAGTGTTTTTTAAAGATTGCAACTCATTTATCCTTTAAACCTAATTTTGTAAATTATATGTTTAAGGATGACATGGTATGTGATGGTATTGAAAATTGTGTTCAATATATTAATAATTTTAATCCAGAGAAATCTAAGAATCCATTTGCTTACTTTACACAAATTATACACTACGCATTTCTTAGAAGAATACAAAAGGAAAAGAAACAATTAGAAATTAAAACTAAGATTATTGAAAGATCAGGTTATGAAGAAGTGTTCACTGTTGATGGAGATATGACAGGTAGTAGTTCTGACTACAATCAAATCAAAGACTCAGTGCAAACAAGGATGAATTATCAGTGAAGATTGCTATTATAACAGACCAACATTTTGGTGCGAGAAAAAACTCAAAATTATTTCATGATTATTTTTTAAAATTTTACGAAGATATATTTTTTCCAACTTTAGTTAAAGAAGGAATCACTACCATTATTGACATGGGTGATACATTTGATAGCCGTAAAGGTGTTGATTTTGTATCATTAGAGTGGGCAAAAAATAATTATTATGATAAGTTAGAAGAATTAGGAATCACTGTTCATACTATTGTAGGTAATCATACAGCGTATTATAAGAACACAAATCAATTAAGTGGTGTTAATCTTTTTTTAAGAGAGTATGACAATGTAAAGATATATTCAGAAGCCGAAGAAGTTAAAATTGATAATACAAAATTTTTATTTGTGCCTTGGATTAATTCTGAGAATGAAGAGAAAACATTAAAATTAATTGATGATAGTGATTCTCCATGTGTGATGGGTCATCTAGAACTGAATGGTTTTATGGCAACTCGTGGACATTTTATGGAACATGGTATGGATTCAAATGTCTTTGATAAATTTGAAAGAGTTTATTCTGGTCACTACCATATGAGATCTAATAAAGATAATATTTTTTACTTAGGTAATCCATATGAAATGTATTGGAATGATGTGAATGATAGAGATCGTGGATTTCATTTGTTTGATACAGATACTTTAGAACATAAGCCAATCAATAATCCATATCAACTTTTTCATAATCTATATTATGAAGATACTCCACATCAGATGTTGGATATTACAAAGTATGATCAAAAAATACTTAAGGTTATCGTCCGTAAAAAGTCAGATCCAAAACAGTTTGAAAAGTATATTGATAAACTCTATTCTTCAAATTTAGCAGAGTTAAAAATTGTTGAGAACTTTGATTTTACAGAGGGAGAAGAGTTTGAAGCAGATGAATCTGAAGATACAATTTCTTTATTAAATAGATATATACAGGAGTCTGAAGTGGACTTAGATAAATCTGTGATTACAGAAATACTTCAAGACGTTTATCGGGAGGCCTGTGAGGTTGAGTAATGTTTATCTTAGCTGTTAAAGGATATGAAGAAGATGGTGCTTTCTCAATTGAGAATGATGATGGAGATCGAGTTCTTTTAATGTTTGAGGAAGAGGATGATGCAGATAGATATGCTGATTTAATATCAGTTGAAGAAGATTATCCAGAGATGAGTGTAATAGAAGTAGATGATTTCGTTGCTATGAGGGCTTGCGAAATGCACGATTACATGTATAATATTATTAGACCAGACGATATCGTGGTTCCCCCAAAGAATGATTTGTTTCAAAAAGATAAGATGGCGTAACTTGCTGTCTACTGGTAATCAGTGGACAGAGATAGATCTTAATAAAAAATCCAATACAGTAATTATTGGTACAAATGGTGCTGGTAAATCTACCATGTTAGATGCACTTACATTTGTTTTGTTTAATAAACCTTTTCGTAAGATTAATAAATCTCAACTTGTAAACGCTACAAATGAAAAAGATTGTTTAGTTGAACTTGATTTTGAAATTGGGTCAACGGAATGGTTTATTCGTAGAGGCATCAAACCAAATATATTTGAGATTCATCGTAATGGACAGATGATGAACCAATCTTCTGCTGCTAATGATCAACAGAAATGGTTAGAACAAAATGTTGTGAAGATGAATTACAAGTCATTCACACAAATCGTTATATTAGGTAGTAGTACATTTGTTCCATTTATGCAATTGTCAGGATCAAATCGAAGAGAAGTGATAGAAGATTTATTAGATATCAAAATATTTTCGGCGATGAATGCTATAATTAGAGATAAGATAAGAGAGAAGAAAGATACAGTTAGAACTTTAGAGTTAAAGAAAACATCTCTTAAAGAAAAACTAGAGATGCAAAAAAACTTTATGGATGAGATTGAGAAGAGAGGTAAAGAGAGAATAAATTCTAAGAAAGAAAAAATTAAAACTTTAATTACAGACAGTGAAAAGTGTATATCATTAAATGAGAAGAAACAGGATGATATTCAAGAATACATTAAAGATCAAGAAAGATTTGCAGGAGCTAGTAAGAAACTTAAAGAGTTAGGAAACCTAAAAGGAAAGATATCAAACAAGGCATCAACTGTTAAGAAAGAACACAAATTTTTCTCAAAAAATACGGTATGTCCCACTTGTACACAAAACATTGACGAAGAGTTAAGGCTAAATAAACTGGACGAAGCCCAACAGAAAGCCAAAGAACTTCAATCTGGTTATCAAGAACTAGAAAAAGCAATAGAAAATGAAGAAGAAAGGGAACGTCAATTTGTTCAACTTACTAAGGAATCAACCAAACTCACGAATGAAATTTCTCAAAACAATGTTAAGATCTCTGGATGCCAAAAACAAATCAGAGAACTTGAATCAGAAATTCAAACTATTACCAATCAACTTGAAAACAGAAATTCTGAACATGAGAAACTAACTGAATTTGACCAAAAACTAAAAGAGACTTATGACTCTTTAGGAGACAAGAAACAAGAAATACTACATCATGACTTTGCCTATTCACTTCTCAAGGATGGTGGAGTAAAGTCCAAGATCATCAAAAAGTATCTACCACTTATCAATCAACAGGTTAATAAGTATCTCAGGATGATGGACTTCTATATTAATTTCAAACTTGATGAAGAGTTCAATGAGACCATTCAATCTCCTATTCATGAGGACTTCTCTTATTCATCTTTTAGCGAAGGTGAAAAAATGAGAATCGATCTAGCACTTCTCTTCACTTGGAGGGAGGTTGCTAGATTTAAAAACTCAGTAAACACAAATCTATTAATCATGGATGAAGTATTTGATAGTTCACTTGATGGATTTGGAACAGAAGAATTTTTAAAGATAGTAAAATATGTAATTAAGGATGCAAACGTATTTGTAATATCTCACAAGCAATCTCTACACGATAGATTTGAAGACCTGATACAGTTTGAGAAGGTCAAAGGATTTAGTCGTATGACCTAAATAAAATCAAAGTACGGTAATCCGCATGATATTAGAGGAGGCTTGCCACTCACTTAAGTTAGAATGTGCATTAAGAGATTTGGGTTTTGTTGATATTGGTTGGAAGTGTGTTGCACATGCTGGCATATTCTTCATTCAACCAGTAGGACTTCCAGATGATCCAGACGGAGAACTTCTAGGATTTTCTTTGACACTACCTAACACTCATGATATGCGTAGAGTTCGTTTGATGCGAACTGCAAAAAGAGCATTAGACTATGCTACAGGTGTAGAAGATTAAATTGGAGTAGAATCATGAAAGTTCCAAACTGGCAACATCATTCAAAGA